CTATCTGAATTAATTTCCTCTATATAGTATTCACAAAATGGATCAGAATTTAATCTTTTTCTAAAGAAATTATAATTTATAAAATATAATCCATTATCATACCCTAAAGAAGATAAATTTTTTGATGGTTCTAGAATAACATCACCATTTATTACTGGGGATTCAGAATCATCTTGTTTATCATATGATATAATTAAATTTTGATTTTCATCATATATTCCTACTTCTACATAATCTGTTTCAAATGAGAATGATGTATCTAAGTAAAAAGATGAAATTATATTTTCATCTTGAGGAATGTATTTTTGAGATTCAAAAGTAGAATGATTAACTTGTTGTATGATTATTTCTTGTGTCATATTATATTTGTAATGAACCTGTTGTTAATCTCTGTCCGGTTTGAAGTTCAAGAATCTGGATATCTTTCTGTAGACCTTCTGTTCTTAAATTAGATATTTCTTGTTGGAGTGCTAAAATTTGTTCATTTATTTGTTCAAAATTAACATATTCTCCACTTGTTTTTATTAAATATTCATGTGAGTTTGTTTCTCCATTTTTAGATATTTGATAAAATATTTGATTATAATTTTCAAAAAAAGTATCAACTGATATAGTAGCATTTAAATCTTCTTCAATAGATGTGACACCGAATTCTTTAAATTTAGTGTCTATAGTTTTAATATATGAATTTTTATCAAATACTTTTTTATTTAAATCTATTTTTTCAGACATTATTCTTGTATTACTTTAAAATAATAATTATTATCTTTTACTAATGTTACTCCATTAATGATAGTTTTTATTAATATGGAATAATTTCTATCTGGTTCAAACCCATTCATATATAAATTAAAAAAACTTCCACTTCTATCACAACTTATTTTTGTAAATTCTTCATCGAAATTAATAATATATTCATTAGTATCCAAATCCTTTACAGCATAATATGAAGAAGAAGGAAGACAATAATTTCGTGTGTATATAGAAGATGTTTGATAAGTTCTAGGAGGATATAATGGACGAGAATTTACTCTAAATTTATTTATAGCATCTGGATGAAATTTATGAGAATTACTTCCTAAATTAATATATGCTTCTTCTGTCGAGATAACAGATAAACTTCCAGTAGAATAAACTGAATCATCCCATTTTATATCTAATGAAGGAGGATATATAGTATTTGTATCTATAGAATATAAATTTAAAATAGGTTGGATAGAAGATGTTGAGTTAAATTCTATTGAATCTTCCCATTTTAATAAAAATCCTTCATTAGGAATATTTAAAGAACCACTATTAACATCTTTAGAAGAAGAATACCATACTTTAATTATATCGGTTACATCAACATCCAAATCAGTTGAAGTACGAATATTAAATGATTGAGTAGGAGATATATTTAAATTATGATCGGAGTCAGTAAACCAATTTCCGCCACTACCTGTAATATATTGTGGAAAACTAGAGGTAATCCATGGTTCTCCATCATTATGGTCTTTATATAACCATGATACTCCATATTCATTTATAGGAGAATCTCCAGTCATTCCATATCCATTTAACCATTCTCCATAAATAGGAAATATTTCTAAAACAGATTTATCAATTATTCCTTCAGCTTGTGATGTATAACTCTTGAGAGACACACTAAATGAAGAACCGCTTACTTTGTTATCTAAAATATCATTTATTTCTTCTTGTGAAAATTTTATTAAACTTCGTGCTACTTGGGGATCGCCTAAAGGAGACATATTTTTCACCTCCATTATAGCATCCAAACCAGCATTCATTGTTGGTGATGAAGAATATATTGTAGCGTCTTTTTCAGGAAAAATTTTATAAACAGCCATTTAATTTATTTTAAAAATTTACACAAGACCCTTTAATATCATTTTGAGGGTTTTTCATTTCGAATATAGAAGGATCCATTGAAGGATATATAATTTTATTTTGGGTAGCTCCTTGAATATCATATGCCCATTTTGAATAACCACTTGATGTTCCTGCTTTATTAGTTATTCTTACATCTTTAACAGTTTGAACTCCATCTATCTGATTTAATAATATATATAAATCGCTTATTATAATAGGTTGATTTATTTGCCATTTAGACGTATTAAAATGATCTTGTATTGAATTAATGCATTTGATTAATATCTCACTGTTATTATAATTTGGTAGAGATATAATTTCAAATTCACATCCTATATTAATTATAAATGCATCTTTTATACTAATAGTATCGCCTATACTTCTATATTGGTTTAAATATGTTTTTAAATTATCTTTTAGAGTAGAGGAAGCTAAATTAAGATCTCCATTTATATCATATGATAAAATATATAAATCAAGATTCGTTTCTTTATTGTTAGCAGACGATTTTTGAATATATGCTTTTGCTAAACTTCCATATTTTGATGGTAAACTAAGAGCTCTTATTAAATAATCATCTGTAGTTACACTTCTTAATTGTGTTTGAAAATTAGAAATTGAATTTTGACGTAATTCCTCTATTGTATCTCCATCTTGACCTCCACTAGCCGCAGAATTATTATTTGAACCTATTGAATTAAAAATATACTGTGCTATATTTTGAGTTAATCCCGATTTATTGAATTTTACATTTGATGTATTCATTACAGTTAAATCATTTGAAGGCACATTTGATATAACCCCCCCACCTGTTAAATATCTTACTGTTAAAATAGTATTTGATGGGGCGATCCCATAAGTATTTGTAAATATAAAGTTTAATGGGGAATATGCTGTTGTTAATTTATTCTTTTCAAAGGGTAATCCAATTCCTACATTAGATGGGTTAGGAATTATTTCTATATCATTATCATTTGGTCTACCTGAGCCAAATTGGATTTGTAATGTATTTTCATTTAAGAAACGAGTAACAAATCTTCTTTGTACTTGTTTAGTTTTCAGAATATATGGTACATCTCCTCCGTTTTGATAATTATTAGGTTCGTTTACATTAGTATTTTTAATATTATCATATATAAGTTCTTGAGCTAAATAATCTACTTCATACCATTTATTTCCATCTGAATCTGTTATGTCTATTATTTCTGCTATGTTTTCTCCATTTAATGTTATTGTAGGAAATTCAACTGGATTTCCGAAAGAATATGTTGTTGTATTAATTGTTCCAGAAATAGCTTTACGAGTTTTCTTAAGTAAAAAATATTCTGGTTGATTATTGTTTATACTATATATTGTTTCTGTTGTAGGATCTAATGAACTTGAAAATGAAAAATCTATAGAATCTTCTATAATAAAATTTATAGTAGGGTTAGATTTAGATGATATTATAGAATTAGCTCCCACATTTAATGAATAATTATAATCAGGAACTACACTTCCAATAACTGTTTTAGAAGGTAATAATTGATAAAAATCTACATTAGTAGTTGCTAATCCAGTAGTTTTAGGTTTATATCCAAACATGTATGCCAATGCATATAAATTATCTGTTTGTCTAGCATATTGAAGGAAATTCTCTTGTACTTGATTATCAATATAAAACGACATAACATCTCCAATATATGAAGATAATTCCATAAACATCATTCCAGGCGAGTTTTCACTGAAATCATTATATGTAGATGAAAAATATGTTTTAGTAAAGTTTATAAGATTAGATTTTAATGAATCAAAATCTTTTCCTAAATATTTTATGTCTTTATTACTATTCATTATGAAAATCCTATTATTAACGTATCAGTTATATTCGTGTTTGATATTTTATATTTCATTTCTACATTGTACACATTGATAGAGCCTTTAGTAGATTGAGTTATATTTATTGATTCTATAATTACATTATCAAATTGATAATTTATTTTAGATTGAATCTCTTCTTTTATAAAATCTAAATTCTCATCATTTATTTGAGTAAATAAATAATTTTTCAATCCAGCCCCAAATAATGGATTACCAATTCTTTCTCCTTTATTTGTTAATAAATAATTAATTAAATTACTCTTAATAGCATCTTTTGTTTGATAATTTGATTTAAAAACAGCAGAACCATTAAAAGGTAAATCTAATCCTATAGCAACTCTTGCTCTAGTATCATTTGGAAATATTTGTATAGGACTAAAAGCCATTAACGTTTAGTTTATGTATTTAAATTTAAAAATGTTTTTATAGGCTGTTTTTGTTTTTCCTCTACAACATTGGCTTATAG